CTAACCCTCCGCTTTCTTTGGCTTTTCAGGCGTCACATTCTCGATTGTGCCGTATGCGTGACGCAGAGCGTCGCGAAGGTCGTCTCGTGACGTGTGGGCGTAGCGCATGGTCGAGGATATGACCTCGTGTCCAAGCAGCTTTTTCACAGCCGCCAGATTGCCTCCCGTCTTACGGAGAAGCGTCGTGCCGGCGTGGTGGCGGTCGTCGTGAACGGCCCGGGCCTGAACCCCGGAGCGACGATTGGCGGCGCTCGCTGCGGATTGGTAGGCGCGCCAGTGAATGGCCGTCAGAGAGCCGTCCTTCATCTCCCTGAACCACACCGTGTCGAGCTCGGCGGCGACGGCCCTACCGATTCGCGCCCGCATCTCGGCGGCGTCCTCTTCTAGAAGTGTCACAACGTGGGGGCCGTTCTTCCGAACCGCGGTGTAGATGTCCATCGTCTTCCCGTCGTCGTGGACGGCCGAGAGCGGGAAGAAGGCCTCGCGCAGCCGAACGCCGTATCGCTGGATGAAGCGCTGGATCGGCTGATGCCAGTGAGGCAGTTGATCGGAACGAGCCTTCAGCTCCTCCTCCGTGAACCAGCGCACGACCTCGCGCGGCTCTTCAAGGCGCAGCTCTGACCAGTCGATCTCGCGCATCTCGACTTCGAGGTTCTTGCGCGCATAGCGGATGATCGGCCGGAGCGTGGTGTCGATGATGTCGCGGTTCACCGTCGCTGCGCTGGGGAGCTTGTTGATCGCCTTGCGGTTCTTGCCGCGGCGGATAGCCTCGACCCGCCGCGAGTTCACAGCCTGGGTGACCTTCAGCGGGCCGATGTCGGTCAGCTTCGTCCGCGGCCCCAGGTGACGAAGCATGATCTCGACGCGATGCGCGGTCGTCTTGGCGCTCTTTCGGCCGGCGACCTTGGCGGCGAACCAGAGATCCGCCGCCGCCTCTAGGGTGATGTCCTGGTGTAGACCTCCCATGAGCGCCTTCCGGAACTCACGGTTTTCGATCTTGGCGGCGTCTTCCTTGAGGCGCGCGCCGGTCGAGCCGCGGTATCGCTCACCGTTAACGGTGAAGTCGTACCACCAGATGTCGCCGCGTTTATAGACCGGCACGTCAGGGCCTCCAGATAGGCATTCAGGTCGTCGCGCCGCACGCGCCACTGGCGCCCGATCTTGCCGGCGCGCAGGGAACCATCGGCAATGATGGCGCGCAAGGTGTGCTCTCCTACTTGGAGCTCACGACAGGTTTGGTCGAAGGTCAGAACGAAGTTGTCGTTCGCCGCGCTCATCTCCAAACTCCCTTGCGTTCTCTCCGGGCTGCGTTTTCTTCGCGCCGGTATGGATCTCCGAAGCTCGTCTCGCTGATAGCCAGCCCCTCGCGGACCAGCTGGGCGCCCAGGTCGCGTCCGCTGACCGTGCAGACCGCGACGTTGCGGCGATACCGATCGGTGTCGGTGATTGTGCAGCGGGCGCCGGCGCTGGCCAGTTGACGCGCTCGGGCGGTCGCGGCTGATGCCGTGGACCGGGCGACAGGCGAGCAGGCCCAAACATCCGGTCGCTGACGGCAGCGGGTGTAAGGCGCGAATTCGCCGGCATCGATCCCAGCCAGGCGCACCCGGTGGCGCTCGCCGTCGGGGGTCACGCACCGCCCTGAATCCCCATCGCTCAGGAGCAGGCTCGCGCAGATCAAGACGACGGCGCTCATCCCTCCCCCTTCCCATTGCGGGCGAGGAAGGCGCGGGCAGAGTTTACGGCTTTCCGGTGAGCCAGATAATGGGCGTGGCGCTCGGGACCGACGTCTCCTTTTGCAATCTCGGTCAGAACCTTTCGCGCCTCGCGCCCGTCTGCAATCAGACCATCCAGAGCGTCAGCGGACTCCGTTTCAATACAGGCCGCCCGATCTGCCTTTCCAATATAGCCGTTCGCGATGATACGCAGTCGTGCCGCCAGCTTCTCCAGCGCGTCTAGGTCGATGACCTTTTTGGTGGCCTCACCGATATGGTCGGTCATGTCGGTTCACCTGTCGGGGCGGCGGGGAGCGGCATCCAGTGGGTAGGCCACCACTCGCCGTCAGAGGCATAAGCGCCACACTCTGAAAGCGTCCAATAGCCGCCGGATGACCACTCAACGACGGTGTAATCACCCTCAGCCCAGCCCAGCACTTTCGTCCCATCCTTCGGCGCGGTGCTGATGTCCTGCCACCCGCCCCCTTCCGGCAGCGGCGATGCGGGGGCGGCTGCTAGGGCTGCGGCATAGATCGCGTCCAGCAATTTCCCGTTCACATAAGCCTCTCCTTCAAAGACTTTCGGGTAGTCTTTCAGAAGCGCGCGCTGCATGGCGAGTTCTTGTTCGCGCGTCGGCTCCACAGGCACCAGGCGCAGCGCATCGGTGGGGGTCTGGGTCATTGGGGCGTGTCCTTGAAAACGCGCTGCATCGCCTCGAAAGCCGCGCGCTGATTTTCGAAGTATGTGGCTTCGCGCTCTTCGGAGACTTCGCCCTCGCCGTGGCAGGTCGGGCAATCGCGCTCGCCATAGTTTGCGCAGACGCACAGGTCGCCGCCGCAATAGCAGTCAACCGTTCCGTCGCCCTGACAGCGCGGGCAGATCACGCCATCGCTGTCGTAGATGCCGTTCCAGGCGCTCACTTCTGTGTCTCCTGCTGTAGGGCTTCGGTGATGGCTTCAACGATCATGCTTATGGCGTGGTCGCCTTGAGAGACGGGCGAGTGACCGTCACCCATGCCGTGCGACGCTACAGGTGATCCGCACATGCACGTTTCGTGGTCGTCAATCGGCCATTCTCGGACGCGACTGCGCGTTTCCTCCAACGCCTTCGCCAGCCGATCCGCTCGGGCTTTCTCGGCTGGAACGTCGGCAGGCGATGGGAGGTCGTAATCAAGACCCACCTTCAGTCGGTCATGCGCCTCCATCCACTTGTAGGCGAGCATCGATGCCTCGGCGTTTCGTGCTTGGGCTGAAGTGGCGCAGGCGATGGCTTCGGTCAGCGACTTGAACCCGTTTGCTTCCGCGACAAGCTTCATGTGGTCGTAGAGTTCGGCACGGCGCTCAACAGACAGCCCCGCAGCTTCGGGGGTTTGGGAGGGGGCGGTCATCGTGACAGCCTTTCCTGAACGTCGTCGCAGTCAGAGACGAAGTTGTCGGGGTCTGCGATCTGCTTGGCGTAATCAGGATGACATGGCGCGACCGGGTAGCAGAGATCGCGCTGGTGGCCCTCGGTGTATTCGTCAATGTCGATCAGAACGCCGTTGACGCACTCAACGTCCTGACCGAAGCGGTTGCCTAAGAAGCCATTGCGGCAGTGTTTGCAGTCTCTCACGACTTCTCCCCTTCCTTCGCGGCGGTCGATTTCAGGGCGGAGAGGGCTTGTTCCGCCTGATTTCTTGCAGCCTGCGCTCGATACTCTGCCGTCGTCAGGGCATCGTTGTTCTCCGTTGGCTCGGCAAAGTTGATCGCGACAGCCAGTTCCTTGTCCGCATCAATCAACTCACGCATAGCCTCTCGCACCCTGTCGGCATCGGCGGCGGGGGTCGGGGATGGGTGGGCGAGAAGCCGGGACGAAACGGCGAGACGGACGGCGTGGACGCCAACGCGCGCGCCGTGAAGGTCTGGTTCTGGCCTGTCGAGACGTTCGTTGATGTCGCGCAACATCGAGACGACTGGATCAGCATCGGTTTCCGCGTGATGGCAAACCGCCTTCATGTCCCCCGCCGCCCCTTCGTCCAGGGCCTCGGCCTGCATAGCCGCCTTCAGGCCCTTCAGGTCTTCGGTATAGGGCGTGATGTCTGGCTGTTCGTCCTGGGCCTCGGCTCGGGCGGGGGTGGTGGAGAGGCGTTCGATTTCCGCCGCAGCCAGCTCTAGATGCCGCGCACAGGAACCGCCGTCATTCAGAGCGTCACGAACCATGTTGGCCCGCGCCCGCAGACCTTCAGGCGACACAGACTCCAACGCCCCCCCCTGCTGGCCTCCCAAGGTGAGGGGGCGGGCTGATAGGAAGGCGAGGATGCGGTCCGTCAGTCGCAGGGACTTCTTGACGAAGTTCTCGCCGCCTGGGTGACCCTCGTCCTTCTTCTTCCACGCGCTGGGATCAACAATCCGCGCCACCGCCTCCCGCGTCTCTCCGCTCGGTTGGGGGCGGAGGGCAAGGATGGCGTCTGCGGCTTCTTCATGCCCGACGATTTCGGCTGAACACGATCCGATCTCGCCAAGCTCGATGTGGTCGCGCATCACGGAAATCAACCGCTCCCGCTCCGACCCGCTCGCTTCGACCAGAGCGGTGGGGGCGACAAGAGGCAGGATGATTTCTGCGAGGTCGCTAACGTTGACCTTGGCGAACGCAGATTGCGGCGTTGCCCCGGTCGGGATGATCACGTCGCCTTCGAAGCCGTTCTCGTCTTCCTCGCGGAAGGCGTCAGGCCGTTGGCGCTGAATGTCTTCTGCCAGCGCCTCCATGATGGCGGTGTGAAGGTTTCCGACGCTCAGCGGGCCGGGTGTGGGGGCTTGGGTCGCGGTCATGCGGCGGCTCCGAAAAGTTGTTGCTGAGAACGTCGCTCGGGCGGCCATTGCAGAGAGCGGCTCGCAGCCATGGCGTCCCAGCGCCCGGCCGCCTGCTGCACGGCCCACAGGTAGTGGGCGCCGAGAACCTTGCGGCGGTTGTGATTGCGGGCGATGTCGGTGCTGTCGGCTGACGTGATGGGCCAATCACAGCCGGGCTTCAGAAGCTGAAGACCGCGGAAGAAGTGGATTGGCGGGATCTGACCGAACGCGGCATGGATCCCGTCGAACAGCTCGTCCATCCGCTCGCAGAACGGCAGCGACAGGATGGTGCGATACTCGCCTGTGGCGCCGACGCAGAGCCGGCCAAACCGCTCCAGCAATGCAATCGCCCGATCGATAGGCTCGTCCAAGTGATAGACGGGGACGCCATAGTCCTTCAGGTCGGCTGGCCACTCGCGGATGAAGTAGTCCAGTTCCTGAGTGCCAGTTCCGATTGGGTCAGGGATAACGGCCCATGCGCAGTTTCCGTCCAGGCACCAGCGCCGGCAGAAGTCGTAATAGGCCTGCCAATAGGCGTCGCTGAACTCTGTGCCTTTCATCCATGCGGAGAAGATGCCGTTGTCGGCGAACCACGACCGGGCATTGGCGTCGATCCACTCGACCTGATCAGGCCGGAAATACGACACGCAGTAGTCCCGGCGCCCAAGAGCGTGCAGGACCGAATACGGGGTGATCGGCGTGCCGTGATGGCTGCAGGGGAAAGCTCGCTCATCGCTCCACCTTCACGCCGCACGGGCAGATGCCGCCGCGCCAGACCTCGATGACTGTGATGTCGTCGCCCATGAGCTGAAGCAGAGCTTTCGCCACGCCGTAGTTGGTCGGCTCAGCGATCACGTCGTCCAGCAGCCGGTGTTCGAAAGCGGCTTCCAGATACTGACGCAGGCGCTGGTGCATGAACCGCGCATCCCGGATCGGCTCAGCGGCCCAGAAGACGCGGACGTGCCATGTGTGGCCGTGGACCTGTTCGGCAAACTCGCCCTTATGGGCGGCGTCGAAGGTTGTCTCTGTCCAGTCGAGCGCGATCATCGCCCCTCCCCCTCATTTGCGGGGCTGTCTTCTCCGGTGGCGCTCGGACGGTTTGCGGGCATGACCTCGGGCAGTCGATCCAAGCCGACGAGGTGGATGCCGAGCGTCACGGCTTGCAGTTCAGCGATCAGCCGAGCGTTGTTGGGTTGTCCCTGCTTCTCCGCCATCAGACGCGGGCCTCCGATTGGGCGCGGAGGACAGGCCACAAGTCGCCGCGACGGATACGTTGAATGGTGGTTCGATTGACGCCGTAGAGTTCAGCCAGAGCGGCCGTCTTTCTGGGATCTGCTCGGATGAGGTCAGCGTCCTCTGCGGTCAGTTTTGCTTTCGGGTTGCCCTCGCCGCGATGCCACGTATTGGCGAGCCCGCCTTTGCGCCCAGCCTCCCTGCAGCGTTCAGGCTGGGTCGCGCCGAAAGATCGCTTGCGCTGAACCATGTCGGCCATGTTGGAGGCATGATCGCCGAGGTAGAGGTGATTGGGGTTGATGCACAGCGAGACATCGCACTTGTGGCAGACGTATCCAGACCCCGGATCGACGCCACTGAACGCGCGAAATGCTGCTCTTGAGGCCAACTCGGATTTGCCGTCGATCGTGACGTAGCCTCGCAGCCGACCTTTCTGCTCATAGGCCGAACCGGTCCAGAGCCAGCAACCGGAGTTGAGGTCTGGGGCTACAGCCCCTTCCAGCTTCTCGATCAGCGATGTGATGGTCTCAGGCATGGGTGGCCTCCGCTTTCTTGGCGGCGGCTTTTTCCCGATCCTTGGTGAGCCGGTTCGCGCTCCACGCCCAAACGACGGCCTCGATGTCGGAAGCCGTCGCGGCATAAAGCCATTCGGTGTGGTACCAGCCCCAGCTATAGGAATAGCCGCCGCTTTCGTAGAAATGCTGGACGACGGGCTGCGCGGCCTGAATGAAGAAGCCTTGGACGTTCCTCATCGCCAAGATTTCGGCGACTTCCTCAGCATCCGGAGCGTCGTCCTGCTCACCGAAAGTCGAGAGAACGGGACATTGCTGATAGAGCAGCGCCTGAGCGTCTTCAGGCAGGGAGTCGATGAAGGTCTCGCTGAACACGTCAGCGGGTCGTTCGACCGAAACCTGTGATGCGATGTGGATCAGGTGTTCGATGCGGCAAAGGCCGTCGTACCAGTTTTCCTGCGATGTGATGGTCTGGTCAGACATCAGGCGGCGTCTCCGAAGAGTTGGCCTTGGCGCGCGTCTTTGCGGTCGAGCATGCGCAGGACGGTTTCGCCCTGGTGCTTCCGGTCCCAGACGAACCAAGCGTTGAGCATGGGCGGGGCGCCCTGCCCGGTGAAGTCGATCTTCCAGCGCATCAGGTAGACGCGGGCTGGTGGGTTCTTGGCCCAGAAGGGCGCGAGGCCGCCGGCGCCCGGCCATGACCAGTTAAGCAGCAGGGCCATGTATTCGAGGCCGAGCGTGTCCAGCGCGTGGGTCAGCCAGCGCGCCTTGCCGTTGCCCCAGCCGCATTCTTGGAAGGGCGGGTTCTGGACCGAAGCGCGGGCCGGTGCAGAGGCAAAGTCGTAGAAGTCGCGGATCTCGGCGCCCATGCCCCGGTCGATCAGATCGGAGGCCACGACCGACAGGCCCATCGCCTCCATTTCGCGGACGAGAGCGCCATCGCCAGCCGAGGCGTCCCAGATCAGCGGGAAGTCGCGCAGCCGATCGATCTCGGCATGCAGCAGAGCGCGGATGGGTTCAGGCGGCGTTGGATAGAAGTCGTCCTTCTCGCGCTCCAACGAATCCGTTTTCTCGTACGAGCCGTCGAGCAGGCGCACCGGGACCGGCTTTGACGCCTTGCCCGTCGCCCGAAACAGGCCGCGTGCAGATGCAGCGCCCATCCTCTAGCCCTCCCTGTTGGAGGAAGAGGCGGCATAGGCGCGGATGATCGGCATAGCGGGCTCGTCGGTGGTGTAGGCGGCGTGGAGGTCGCGGCAGAAGTCCGCGACGCGGTCACCGAGGCCGAGGCGGTCCCAGAACTTGCGCTGCCCGCCGGTGTCGCAGCTGTTCGCCGCATGACGGTGGTGCCAGGCGCAGAGAGGCGCGCAGCGGTGGTCGTGGACGCGCGGGCCCAGGCCCCCTTCCCTCCAGCCCTTTGCGGCGATGGCCAGCTTCTGGTGAGCGGCCTCGATGGGACCGGGTTGCGCCGGCCGGCCTTCGATCAGGCAGGCGATGCAGTCGGTGTCGACGTGCAGCCATGCCATGAAGGCCGGGTCCACCTGACGCGGATCCCGTTGGCCCTTTGCTTCAGGCTTGAACGACCGCAGGCGCATGCCGGGTTTGAAGGATCGGGGCCGGGCGGCCCTCTTCTCAGCCTTCAGGCGTCGAAGTTCCTCGTCGATCTGCCAGAGAGGGCGTCCCATCAGGCGGCCCTGTTCGGCATAAGTGCGTCATCGTTCTCCGGCGACGTCACGCCGGTCAGCAGGCGACGTCGCTCTTGGTCGCCCTCCTTCGTCAACCTGACGCAGAAGGGGCGAATGGGCAGATTGCGAGCTGGCCATGCCGCGGCTGCCTGCGTTCCGATGAGCAAGCCCTGCTCAATCATGTCGAGGATCAGAGCTTCCGGGAACGCAGGCCGTTCGCGGCCCGGCTCCGGGTCGTCAAATGCGACCCGAAAAGGCTGGCCAAGGGAGGCCGCGCGTTGAAGCGAGCGATTGCCGTTCAAGGCCGTCAGTACTCCGGCCTGGGCGGTGGTGATGGTGCGGTGATCGCGGATCATGCCGCAGCCGCCTGATCGAATGTGACTTGGTAGGCGTCGTTCAGCGCCTTTCCGATCTGGGCGCGCTGCTGCCAGGTGCACCACTTCAGCCCGATGGCGTTGGCGCTGGTGAGATCGGCGAGCTGCGAGGCGGTGGTCGCCAGCTCGATCCGGCGCAGCACGGCCGCGCTCCACGCCTTCCAGTCCGCCGCCTGCAAGTCGTCCGGCAGGAACAGGATTTCGGTATAGTCCACGTCCTCGACATAGTCGGGCATGGTGTAGGGGCTCGGTGCCGCATCGTTGGCGACGATAGCCGCAGCTTCCGGGGACGGCTTCTTCGGCGCGTCCCCGGCCATGGCTGCTGAAGTCGTGCCGTCCGTGACCCATGCCAGCGCCGCCAGCACCTTCTGAGCGAAGGCTTCATCGTCGGCGACATAGGCGGACAGGTAGAGGACAGGAACGCCTGCGATCTCGTCGCTGCGTCGCCGATCGATGCGGACGGTGGTCGGGCCGAACAGGTCAATGTCCCGCTTCGGCGTTCCGACGGTGGTGATGTTGAAGTCGAGCATCAGGCGTAGGCCTGCTCAGTGTGTTGCGTGCGGAAGGTGAGAGCCTCGCCGGACAGGCGCAGCGACCGAGCGCGCTTCCAGGCGGCGCACGTAGCTGCGCGCTCCGTCCAGGCGGCGAACCGCTCGACGTGCTGCTCGCCTTGGCGATCCAGCCACGCAAGACGGGCAGTGTATTTGATCAGGCTCTCTGCGTGGGCCGGACGACGGAACGGGATAATCTCAGCAGTGGCGGCGCGAAGGGACATGACGGTCTCCGTTGATGACAAGACTATGCGCCGGGCGCATATTTATCGTCAACTGAAAAATGCGTCGGGCGCATATTGCGTGCGTCAAAAACGGTCGTAGGATTTCTGCGGCCTTCTCGACTCTCGCTCCCGCCTAGGGAATCCTGAACGGATGATGCGAACGATCTACTGCGTTCAGCCCTACCAAACGTCAGCCGGCAGGCTGGTGAAGGATCATATGCGGCGGCTGCTTAGCCGAGACGCCGCAATCCGCGCCGCTCGGTCGTGCAAAGGCTATGCAGCTGGTGTGGTCGTCTATCGCGTCACCGGATCGCCAGAGGCGGATTTCTGGATGGATCCAGTGCTGATCGCCAGCTCGGGCCAAGTGCCTGTGGATGCTGCCTAGACACACGCCCTCGGTGTGCATAGCCTGAGCGCGTTCACCCTCAGTGGACCGGCGGCCCGGCAGCCTACCCAGCTTTCCCGCAAGGGGCTGGGTCGCCAATCATCCCCTCACCATTGCGCTAGACTCATCCGGCGGCTGTGCTAGATCAACGATATGTCGGAGCAAAGGGCTCCGCTAAATCGATCCTGGGGGGATCACCTATGAAGAAGATCATCGCGGCCGCGCTTTGCGTGGGCCTTACCGCTGCGTGCGCCACGAGCCCGGACAAGATCTCGGCTCAGTACGTTTCGCCGATGCAATATCAGGCCTACAGCTGCAGCCAGATCCGCACCGAACTTGTCCGCGTCGGTGCCCGCGTCGCCGAGGTAACGGGCCAACAGCGCAAGCAGGCCAATAACGACGCCTTGGCCATGGGCGTCGGCCTAGTCATTTTCTGGCCTGCATTGTTCTTCCTAGCAGGCGGCTCGGATAAAAAAGAAGAACTGGGCCGGCTGAAGGGCGAGTACGATGCGCTTCAAGTCAGCGCCAACGAGAAGAGCTGCGACTTCGCGCCTGCCCAGACGGCTGCAGCTCCGGCCGCTGCCACAAGCTGATCCGCCCAATCAGCGCTACAACGACCAACGGCGGCTCCAAAAGGGGCCGCCGTTTTCCGTTTTGGGGTTCCGAGCTTATCCCCCAGTGCCGGTCTTCAAACCGCTGAGCATCCTGAGCGCGACTGGGCGTTGCGCGGCCGGGATCTGATCATAGATCGACCAGATGCCTTCAGGGTCTTCCGGGTTGCGCATGATCAGCGAGGCGACATCAGTGCGGTAAACCTCGGCCAGGATTTCCAATAGCCGCTGATTGTAGGGGGTCTTGCCGTTTTCGATGCGGGCCAGATTGCCCTGCGTGAGACCTAGGCGCTTGATGTCGACTTCTTCGCCCTCGGCAACGACACGATCCTCCATCAGCGCAATACCTGCCTCGCAGGCCGCCTGTTGCGACAGGCCTGCGTGCTGGCGCCACTGCTTCAGGAAATGTCCCGGGCCGGAAGTCGTCATGCGCATATTTTGCAACATCGAGCCGACGGCCGTTAGCGCATCAGACGCATAATGCGCTTGACGCATAATATGCGTCGGGCGCATATTCGTCGTCATGGATGACACGACCATCACTCCCTTGGCCCGCTGGATGCGCTCGAACAAGCTGCGTGACCAATGGCTCGCCGATCAGCTGGGCTTAAGCCAGCCCCAGGTCTGCCGCATCCGTCGTGGTCAGACTGGAACGTCACCAGAGCGCGCATTTCAGATCGAGCGCCTGACTAAAGGCAAGGTCAAGGCGTCCGACGTCCTGCTTTTCCGCGCCAACGACACCACACCTTGTGCGGAGGCCGCATAGATGGCCTGCGCCCCTTCATCGCGCGGGCGGCGGAGCCCTCGTGCGGTGGTCCCCGCCGGGCAGTCCCCCGCCCCTCCCCCGGCGCCCGGCGGGGTTTCCCAATGCTGATGCGTCGCTTCAACGCTTGGTTCGAAGACCGGCTGGCTGTCGCCATTGGCCTCGCGGCCGATCTGCGCGCTGTGGTCGATCAGCCTCGCTGCGGTGGTTTCCGGGAAGCTACGCCGGAGGAAGTCGCCGCCATTGGCCAGTTCCTGAACAAGCACGGCCTCGCGCCCCGTTCCGCAACCGTGGTGCCCTTCCCCATCGCCAACGATCGTCACCCGCAATCCCCGCCTGAACCGCCCCGTCCGGCGGCCTGATCTGTTTAACCCGTCCACCAGCAACCTGTGCCGTTGCAAACCTCGGAACCCTGCAATGTCTCGCATGATCGAAACCGGAGAGGTCAAGGCGCTCTTCCGTCAGCTGGTGAAGGCCGCCGGCGGCGTCGAGGCTGCTGCCGTCGACCTAAAGATCAGCCATCAGCGCGTATCGCACCTGCAGAACGCCAACAATGAGGACGAGCCGACCTTCCGGCAAATCCGCGTGCTGGAAGTCGCAGCAGGCGCCGCGATTGTCTCGGGAGCGCAGTTCCGCGCCATCGAAGGCGCCGCGCCCGATCCCATCGCCGCCGCCGTGGTCGAGAGCGTGGCCAGCAGTGCCGCTGCCCTGCGCCTGGTCCATGACATGGATGCTGACGGCCATCGTGACGCCGCCGAGGTGCGCGCCGTTCAGGAGGCCGCCGCGCGCAATCTGCGAGAGGCGCGCGAGCTTCACGACGCCGCGGCGGGCCTGAAACCCGGTGAGGTGGCGTGATGTGCGATTTCCGACCGGGCGATGAAGTGGTGTGCATCGAAGGTGCGGCCGGCCGCTTCCCTGAGTTGGGATGGGTCTGCATCGCAGAAGGTGCGACCTACACCATTGCCGAAGTTTGGCACGAGGGCGAAATCGGCGAGACTGGCCTCGCGATCCCTCCTGGCGGCATGGTCCAGTTGGTCGAGATTGGTCACGTCCGATCCGGAAACCACTGCGGCTTCAGAGCGAGCCGCTTCCGAAAGGTTCAGCGACCCGATCTCAGCGCTTGGCTGAACACCGCAGCCACCGACACCGACGGCCTCGACAAGCCCATTAGGACGCCGGCGCGTCCGAAGGTCGATGCCCTGCTGAAGCCTGTCCGGTCAGGAGCATTCGGATGATCGGCAAGCTGCTGTCCCGAATCCACACCGCCCTAATGGCCCTGCTGCACCGGGAGCGTCTGATCTGATGCCCTGGGCTCGGTGCAGGAACTGCGGATGCTTCCGCGAGCCGGTGCGAGACGCCGACCTGTTCGACGCGCCGCTGCCGATGCCTGCGGCCGATGACGCCTTCGCCGCCTTCCATCGCCAATCCCAACAGCGCGAACGCAACGCCGCCGACCGTGGCGCAGACCGTCAGGTCGGCCAGGAACGGAGAGCGCGTCGCGACTTCACCCTCAACGCTCTACGAGGAGCCATCCCTTGCCCATGACCGTGAATGCCTCTGCCGCTTTGGCTGGAGCGGGATCGTTTGCCACGTCGCGTCGCGGCGCCGTGGCCTATGAAGAGATTGCGCAGGCCCGCGCGGCGCTGGGCAGTCGCGCCACAGCCGCCCAGGTCGCCAAGATGATCGGACGCTGCGAGGCGGACGTGCGTCCGTTCATGGCCTGCCGGTCTGAGATCGAGGCCGCGCAGGTGCTGGTCACGCTGAGGCCTGAGATCAGAGCCGACCAGCATTTCACGGAACTTTGGGAGAAGGGCGTGAAGACGGCGGTATTGGCTACCCGCTTCGGCCTTTCGGATAGCGGCATCCTGCATTGGGCCTCGCGCCTTGGCCTGAAGTCCAGAGCGATCAAGAGCGACAAGGTCGTCTGGACGCCTGCACTGGATGCGATCGTCAAACGTGACTTCGTGTCCGGCGACAAGACTGCAGCCGAGGTCGCCGCAAATATTCCCGGTGCCACGAAGGCTGCCGTAATCGCCCGCGCCTTCCGCAAGGGCTGGTGCGCGCCGACCCACCAGAAAGCTGCCGCATGAACCGGCACCGTCAGAACCCCGAATCCGTCGCGATCCGGCGCATCGACAGCGGCAAGCGTAGGTCAGAAGACCGGGCGCGCGAGGCCCAGGTGCTGGCTCACGCCCGTGTGGCGACGGTGGTGGCGATCATGGCCGTGCCAGCGAACGACCGCGTCCGACACATGGAAGGAATGCTGGACGCGATCAGGGAGCAGCTGACAGCCAGCCTGGACCCGGCAGGCGCGTCGTCGATCATCGCCGCCAAGGCGCAGCAGGCCATCGTCAGCGGCGTCACGGCACGCGCCAGGGCTGAGCAGCTATTTCACCGGAGGGAAGCATGACCCCTCACGCCTCTACGCCCGGTGACTACGCGGCCGCCCTGCTGAAACGCGGCTATGGCGTTCAGTCGGTGGCGATGATCTGCGGCATGCACGTCGACACGGTTCGGCCCATGGAGACGCTGCGTACTCAGCGGGCCAGCTACACGCCGCCGCCCAAGCCTAAGTCCATGCCGGTGGTCCCGACCGCTCCTGTGGGACAGTCTCCGAGGGAGGCCTATGCCGCCATCCTAGAAGCCGCCGCGGCGCGATACGGACTGAAGCCCGAAGACCTGATTTCGAAGCGTCACACACGGCGGTTTGCGTGGGCCCGGCATGAGGCCATGGCGATCATCAAGGACCGCTTCGGCCTGTCCCTTCCCCGCATCGGCGCTCTGTTCGGTGGTCGAGACCATACAACCGTCCTGTCAGGCATCCGCGCCTATGAGACCCGCCGCGCTTGGTGCGACGTGGTCACGGCCATGGCGGGCTTCGCATGAGCGTCCAGGCCATCACATGGGCGCTGGAGCAGGCGTGCTCGACAGCGACAGAGAAAGCCGTGCTGCTGGTGGTGGCCAATTACGTCGGGCCTGACGGCACCACATTCGTCGGTCAGGAGACCATTGCCGCCCAAGCCTGCTGTTCGGTGAAGACCGTAGAGCGGTCGCTGTCGGCCTTTGAGGCGCTAGGCTGGATTATCCGTGAGCGCCGGAACCGCAGAAACGGCTCCCGCACGTCGGATTTGATCGTCTCCATAGGCCCGAAGCACCCGGAACGGAGGGAGAACAACCTAACAGACGCAAAGTCGGATAGGTCGCCTAACAGACAACCAGTCCAGAAATCCAAACAGACATCTGGTCCGAACCTACCCGACTGTGTGTCGGGTCCCACTACGTTCGAACCGTTAGGGGAACCGTCAGTCGCTGTTGTTGCTCCGCGCGAGCCTGCGAACGACCTGCCCGCGGTGGTCCAGACGGTGGTTTCGGTCATGGCCGCAGACGACTGGCCTGAAGGCGACGCCCGAGTTCATGCCGATCTTCTCGTCGCCGAGGCTTCGACGTGCTGGCTCGACCCGTCCCGCCAGCCCGGCCTCGTCACCACGACCGGCCGGCTCCACGCTTGGCGCCGCGACGGTGCGTCCTGGGCCCACGACATCCTGCCGGTGGTCGTCGCCATCGCGCAGCGTCAGCGCAAGCCGATCGGATCCTGGAAGTTCTTCGACGGCGCCATCGCCCAATCCATCGCGGACAACCGAGCCGCCCTCTCAATCCCGGAAGCCATCCCCCATGCAGGCCAAGCCCATGACCGCATTTCCGTCAGCCAATCTGCCCGCCGCGAGAACCGAGACCGTGCGTCTGCCGGCGCTGGCTGGGCCTCTGAGGTCGTGGCTTCTCGACGAGCCCTCTGATGCGGTCGCCGAGAAGGTGATCGCCGAAAGCGAGGTGCTGCGAAGCCAGGCCACGATGATGATGCCCGCGCTTCGTCAGGAAGCCCTACGCCCTGCTTCGCACGACGACATTGTCCGGATCATCAAGAGCCGCGAACAGACGTTCGGCGATCTGCGGACAGCACGCACCGAAGTCGAATGGGCGGCGTTCTATGCCGACTATTTCGAGGCGCTGGACGGTCTGACGGCTTCGTCGATCGAAGCTGGCATGGTGGCCTACATCGCCTTGCCGGACAGCCAGTGGGCGCCAAAGCCGGGCAAGCTGGCGCATATGGCCCGCAACAGCAACGCGTGCGGCCGCTTCACCCGGGCGTACAACAGGGTGCGCGCCGCGGTGGAGAAGGCCCGCGCGCTATCGGCGCCGCCACCAGTCGTCGAGGTCGAGAAGCCGGATCCCGAGGTCGTGAAAGCCCAACTGGCCGAGACATTGGAGAAGCTGACGGCGCAGGACCGGCTGAAGCAGGCCGCTCAGAAGGCTCGCTTGAAGCCGACTCCATCTGCCCCCCTGCCGGCCGGCAGTCACATGAGCGCAGCCATGCGCGCGAAACTGGAGGCCGAGGGCGTGATCCGTCCCTTGGCAGACCACGACAACGACTATCACCAGGATCATGGAGCAGCCGCATGAGCCGCAAACGCAACAAGCCTCACGACCCTGCTGCCGCAGCACGCCACAAGGTCGAGAGGATGGAGAACGCCGCCGAGGTCGCCCGTCTGCGTGCCCAGCCCTCGACCGCGGTCAACGTCGATAAGCGCACCGGGCGGCTCACCGGAGCGTGGCGCCTGAACTGCTTCAACACCCTACTGCCGGCGAAGTGCCAAGAGCGTGATGCTGTCGATTGGCTGGAGGAACTGGTGCGGACTGCAAACGGTGAGAACGCACAAGAGCGCCGGCCCGATCATGTCCGAGCGTCAAACGACGGCCCACCAGGTCAGAACATCAGCGACGCCATGATCCAAGCCAGTGTTCGACTAGAGGTCGTGATGGAGAACATGGCGCCGCAACACGGTCGCATGCTGATGGAGCTGCTGAAGCCAGACGCTGACCTGATCACCCGTTGGCGCGGTGTGGTCGAGCGCTTCACAGGCGAGACGCATAGCCATGCGCAGGCCGCCACGGTACGCGCCGCCTGCACATCGCTCGTCTGGGTGAAAGACAACCTCGGGCGATTGGAGAAGGCGCGCCGTGATCGTCGCCTCGCCGCTTGACGTGGCCACCGAACAGGGGGACAAAAGCCAAGGTCGCTTCGCGCGTCCAGAAGATCAGCCCCGCCTCTCATGAGCGCGGGGCTGTTTCGTATCCGCTCAGCCTTTTGGTGGATACGGATCGTTTCCGTAGGTCCACTCGGTTCGCCATTGCCCACCTTGGCCTTGTACCAAGACCTGGGAGTCGATGCCCTGCTTACCTGATGTGTGAGCTGCATCGACCGAAGCGCGGATCGCTTCGGCCTGTGTGGCGAAGTCGTAGTCTTTATCGTTGTGGCGGACCTTCCAACCTCCGCCGTTGCTGAGAACGTAGTATTTGTTTCGGGCCATGTACGGCCTCCTGTGCTGTTGACGCTCACAGGTTGCGCCCACCCCTCGCCCGCTTCAACGCACGCTGAACGTCGTTTTAGGATCCGTTGTGGATGGAAGGGTCCGATGAATCGACCGGATCGTCGCAGCGCAGAAGCACAGGCCTATCGCCGCCTCTACCGGACCGCGCGATGGAGGCGCACCCGCGCAGAACAGTTATCCAAACAGCCCCTATGCGAGACCTGCCTAAGCCAGGGTCGCATAACAGCCGCGACTGTCTGCAACCACGCCGACAAGGACAGCAAGGGGACTGAAGAAGGCTTCTTCGCCGGGCCTTTCACATCAGAGTGCGCCGCATGCCACGACAGCGTGATCCAGAAGCAGGAGAAGCGCGGCCACATCATCGGATGCGATGACGCCGGCATGCCGCTTGATCCATCCCATCACTGGAACCGCTAGGGGCGCTTGGCCTCCCGTAATGCTGCGATCAGTACGATCAGTAAGACGGTGAAGGCGATAACGGTCAGGGCTACTTCATTCATGGGCGGGTTTCCTTTCTGGTGAAACGATAGCCGCAGCATCCGAGATTAAGCGGACGGCTCAACGCACGCTCACCCAGAGGGGGGGCGTCCAAAAGTTCAGGGTCATCGCCTTCAAGACCGGCGGGGTCCCACAAAACGAACGCTAATCCAGTTTTCTCGCGCGCGTGGAGGCGGCATGGCTCGCAAGCCTCGTAAGGCCCGCATAGACAGCGCCGCTGAGGCTGTGGCGGTCATGATCAAAGCCGCCAGGGTGATTGAACCCCCGGCGCATTCCCCGCTGGACGACGATGCCCTGCCCTTCTGGGACGACATCATAGAAGCCCGCGCAAAGGCCGAGTGGACGGGGCACGACCTGTCGTGCGCCTCGGACCTCGCCAACGCGATGGCCCAGCTGGTGACCAACCGGAGGACGCTGCGCGTCGAGGGCGAGGTGCTTCGCAACGACAAAGGCACCGCCTACGCCAATCCCCGCGTTTCGGTCGTTCATGGCCTGCACGCCCAGATCAAGGCGGCGCGGCAGTCGCTGAACATCCACGGCCGCGCGGCCGGCGAGGCCCGCGATGTAGCCGGGCGCCGCAAGGCCGCAAAGGCGATCGAGGCCGCCAATCCGCTGGAGGATGAAGATCTGCTGGCGAGGCCCACGGTCTTTCAGTGACGCGCGGCGAGAGGGTCATCGCCTTCATCGAGCGGATGTGTCCGACACCGGAAGGCAAGCTGGTCGGCAAGCCGATGTTGCTGGACGACTTCCAGAAGAAGTTCATCCGCGAGGTCTATGACAACCCGGCCGGCACCCGCCTGGGCATCCTGTCGATCGCTCGGAAGAACGGAAAGTCGGCGCTGATCGCCGGGATTATGCTGGCGCATCTGGTGGGCCCGGAGGCCCGGCTGAACAGCCAGATCGTATCTGGCGCCCGAAGCCGCAAACAGGCGGCCGTCGTCTTCAACCTCGCCGCCAAGATGGTTCAGCTGTCGGACAAGCTGCGGCCCATCATTCGGATCGTGCCGTCTGGAAAGACTCTGCACGGTCTGACCATGAACACGGAGTATCAGGCGCTCGCCGCCGAGGCCGGCACCGCGCACGGCCTGTCCCCTGTCCTGGCTATCCACGACGAGATGGGCCAAGTGCGCGGCGAGTTCGACGCCTTTATCGAGGCCATCGAGACGGCACAGGGCGCCTATGACGATGCGCTCCAGTTGGTCATCTCAACCCAGGCGCCCAACGACGCGGACATGCTGTCGATCAGGATCGACGATGCGAAGCGATCCGGTGACCCGACGGTCGTCTGTCACGTCTACGCGGCGGACGAAGAAGCGGAGCTGACGGACCCCGAGGCCTGGCGCGCGGCCAACCCCGCGCTTGGCACCTTCCGATCTCTGACCGAGATCCAGAACAAGGCGGCCGAGGCGGCGCGGATGCCCTCGGTCGAGAACAGCTTCCGCAACCTGTATCTGAACCAGCGCGTCACCCGACACACCCCGTTCGTTAGCCCGTCAATCTGGAAGGCCTGTGCCGGCCCAGTTGATCTGGAGGTCTTTCGGCGCAACCCGGTCTATGGCGGCCTGGACCTGTCGCTGACCACTGACCTGACAGCTCTGGTGCTGATCGCTCAGCAGGCCGGCGTCTGGCACGTCCTCCCGGTCTTCTGGACGCCGGAAGCGACATTGGTCGAGCGGTCGAAGAAAGATCGGACACCCTACGACGCCTGGGTGCGCGACGGCTTCATGAAGGCCACGCCCGGCCCGGCCGTCGAATACGACTTCGTGGCGAAGCACATCGCCGAGATCACCGAAGGCATGGACATCCGCAAAATCGGCTTTGACCGGCACCGGATGAAGACGCTGCAAGCCGAACTGGATCGGCTGGACGTCACGCTGCCCTTCGAAGAGTTCGGCCAGGGCTTCGTCAGCATGGCGCCGGCGATCGACCGGGCCGAGATCGAGTTTCTGCATCACCGGTTCCGCCACGGCGGTCACCCTGTCCTGACCATGTGCGCGGCGAACGCGATCATCGTTCAGGACGCGGCAGGCAACCGGAAGATGGACAAGTCCAAATCGACCGGTCGCATCGACGGCATGGTCAGTCTGGCGATGGCGGTTGGCGTGGCCATGGGGCCCGCAGATGGAAATGAGGAGGCGGGATGGAACGACTATCTCGCCAGCCTGGAGGCGGCGGCTTGATGAAGGCGCTTTGGCCCTTCGGCCGGAAGGCGACCCCGGCGGTTGTTCGTTTGAACCTGACAGACGCCGAGCCCTGGAATACCGAACCGGCTGCTGCGGGCGTCGCTGTGACCGAAAGGTCCGTTCTTGCGCTCTCGGCGGCCTGGGCCTGCGTGAACCTTCTTGCGGGCACGATCGCCAGTCTTCCGCTGGTGGTCTATCGCACCGGTGCCGACGGTCAGCGCCAGGTGGCGCGGGATCATCCGCTCTATCGTCTGCTGCACGACTCCCCGAACTACGATCAGACTTCGATGGATTTCTGGGAGGGCGGCGTCGCTGCGCTCGAAATCCGGGGCAACATGCACGCCCGGCTGGAACGCTCGGCCGGTCGGATCGTGGCTCTCAGCCCCATATTTGATCCGACCGTGCGCCGCGCCGCCAACGGCTCCCTACGATACCGCTGGACTGAGAACGGCAAGACTTTTGACGAGCCGCAGGAAAACGTCCTCCACGTTCGCGGCTTCGGGGGTTCGCCGCTCGGTGGCCTGTCTACCCTGACCTATGGCCGGCAGGTCTTCGGCCTATCGTCTGCCGTGAATATCGCCGCCGCGACCACCTTTGCCCAGGGCGTTCGCCCGTCGCTGATCCTGTCCGCCCCTGCAGAGCGCACCCTGGGAGATCGCCGCGACGCGATTGAAAAGGCGCTGCAGGAGAAGCACGCGGGCGCCATGAACGCCGGCCGGCCCATGCTGCTTGAGGGCGGTTTGACGCCGCATCAGATCTCGTTCTCGCCCGAAGATGCGCAGATGCTCGAAAGCCGAGCGTTCAGTGTCGAAGAGGTTTGTCGCCTATTCGGCGTCCCGCCTCACATGATCGGGCACACGGAGAAGTCTACCAGCTGGGGTACAGGGCTGGAGCAACAGACCCTGGGCTTCCAGAAGTTCACCCTTCGCAAGCGCCTCAAGCGGATCGAGCAGGCGCTGATGAAGCAGTTGCTGACGCCGGCAGACCGCGCCGCAGGGGTGACGATCGAGTTCAACCTTGAGGGCCTTCTGCGCGGCGACAGCGCCGGCCGGGCCGCCTTCTACAAGGACATGACCGCGATGGGCGCCATGACCATCAACGAGGTGCGCGGCTTGGAAAACCTGCCGCCCGTCGAAGGCGGCGACGTGCCCCGCATGCAGTCACAGAACATCCCCATCAGCATGGCGAACCCGCCTGCTCTCGTCGCCGGAGGCGGTGCATGACGCTCCAGACCAAGAACAGCGGCCTCGGCCTCGACATCAAGGCCATTGGGGACGATGGCGTGATCGAGGGTTATGCCTCGACCTTCAATGTGATCGACAGCTATGGCGAAATGGTCGCTCCGGGTGCCTTCAAGGCGTCGATTGCGGGGCTACAGAAAGCCAAGCGCGGCCTGAAGATGCTGTGGCAACACGACTCGCATCAGCCGATTGGCATCTGGGACAGCTTGGAAGAGGACGCCAAAGGCCTCCGGGTCGCCGGCCGGCTGTTGAAAGACACGGTTGCGAAAGCGGCTGAGGCTTATGCCTTGATCAAGGAAGGCGCGCTGGACGAGCTTTCGATCGGCTATCGCGAGGTTGAGTCGGCGCCGCACCCTGATCAGCGCGGCGTGACGATCCTGAAGAAGCTGGATCTCCGCGAGGTCAGCCCGGTCACCTTTGGCGCCCTGGGTCAAGCGGCGCGGATCGACACCGTCAAATCACTATTGGCTGGCGGCGAAGCGCCGTCGGTCCGACAGTTTGAGGAACACCTGCGGGATGCAGGTTTCTCGAAAAGCGCCGCAGCCGCCATGGCCTCGGCGTGCAAGCCGTACCTTCGGGGGGAGCCCGAGGCGAAGGCCGATGATGCGTTGGACTTCCTTCGGGCACTCCGGCGCGCCTGACCACCCTCGCCCATTCCGGGCACCATTCTCGAACAAGGAAATCAATATGACCCGTCAAATCTTGGCGGTAGGCGCACTCGCGTTTGCTGCTACCCGCGCCATGGCTTTCCAAGCCCCTGGCGCTCCGCTGATGCTGCGCGGTCTTCAGATCGCTTACGGTCCTGAAGACGATCGCGGCCAAAAGTCGGCTGCCGATCTGGCTGCTGAGATCAAGGGCGACTTTGAGAAAAAGTTCGACCAGGTCAAGGGCCTCGCCGAGAAGGCGGTCGCTGAGGCCCAGAAGGGCGTCGACGCCACGTCAGCCCAGAAGGAAACCATCGATGGCGCCCTGACGGCCATGAACGAGGCCAAGGCTCGCCTGGACGACCTGGAGCAGAAGATGGCGCGTGGCGGCGGTGAAGACCGCGAGGGCGCCAAGTCGTTTGGTCAGCAGTTCGTGGAGTCGGAAGGCTTCAAGAGCTTCGAAGCGACGGGCTTTTCCAAGTCAGCGCGCGGCGGTGATCTGCAAATCAAGGCCACCCTGACCTCAGCGACGACCGACGCCGCCGGCTCGGTCGGCGACGCCGTCAACCAGACGCGCCTGCCCGGCATCCTGCCGCTGCCTCAGCGTCGCATGACCGTCCGCGACCTGCTCTCGCAGGGCCGTATGGACGGCTCCACGCTGGAATACGTGAAGGAGACGGGCTTCACCAACTCGGCGGCCCCTGTCGCTGAAGGCGCGGCCAAGCCGGAATCGGACCTGAAGTTCGATTTGGTCACCACTTCCGCCAAGGTCATCGCCCACTGGATGAAGGCGTCCAAGCAGATCCTGAGCGACGTCTCGCAGCTGCGTTCGGTGATCGACGAGCGCCTGCTGTACGGCCTGGCCTACGCCGAGGAACAACAACTGCTGAACGGCAGCGGCACCGGTCAGAACCTGCTGGGCATCATCCCGCAGGCTTCGGCCTACGCCGCGCCGATCACCATCGCCGGCGCCACCAGCATCGACCAGATGCGTCTGGCCATGCTTCAGGCCGCCCTGGCGGAATATCCGGCGACGGGCCACGTCATGAACCCCATCGATTGGGCGTTCATCGAGACCCTGAAGGACAGCCAAGGCCGCTACATCATCGGCAACCCGCAGGGCACGGCATCCCCGACCCTCTGGTCGCTGCCGGTCGTGACGACCCAGGCCATCGCCGTCGACAAGTTCCTGACCGGCGCCTTCAAGCTGGGCGCCCAGGTGTTCGATCGCTGGGATGCGCGCGTCGAGACGGGTTACGTCAACGACGACTTCACCAAGAACCTGGTGACCATCCTCGCGGAAGAGCGCCTGGCGCTCGCCGTGTACCGGCCCGAAGCCTTCATCTACGGCGACTTCGGCCGCGTGACCTAAACCACCCTCCCCGACTGAACGCCCGGCAGGTTTGCGCCTGCCGGGCCTCTTTCCATGGCGGCCGATCGGACCGACCGCCTTGCAAGGAGGCCTCCATGACCCAGAAGTTCAAAGTCTGCCGCCAGGTGCATTTCGACAAACCCTATGTCGAGGGTGACACCTACGAGGGCAACCCCGGCGAGGTCGCGCATCTCGTCGCCAACGGCGTGCTGGTGCCGGTCAAGGCGAAAGCCGATGCCGCTCCGGCGAACAAGGCTGACCAGTCGCCGAAGAATAAGGCCGCCTGATCATGGCCCTCGACGTCGTCGTTCTCACGACAGGCCCGCTTCTGTCGCTTCAAGACGCCAAGGATCACCTGCGCATCGATGGGAACGACGAGGACGAGCTGATCCAGCTTTATACGGACGCCGCCGTTCAGGCATGCCTGACCTACTGCGATCTGCGTCTGGTTCCGGTTGGCGCGGAGCCGTCGTTCAAAGCCGCCGCATTGCTGAACCTTGGCGATCTGTACGGCAGCCGTGAAGCTGTCGTTGCCGGCCAGTCCTACGGCGTGAACCCGACCGGCGAGAACCTTCTTCGCCCCTTCCGGACCATTCGGATCTGATATGAGCGGCCTTCTCGCTGGCGAACTTGACCGCAGGATCACGCTTCAGCGCGCCACGGTCACGCGGGACGGACTGAACAACCCAGTCGAGACTTGGGGCGATCACGCGACGATCTGGGCAAAGTATGAGCCGGTCAGCGACGGCGAGAAGTTCCGCGCCGGCGAGCGCGCATCGGAGATCGGCGCGCGGTTCACCGTGCGCTATTCAAGCCAGGTCGCAGACCTATCGCCGAAGGATCGCCTGATCTTTTCCGGCCGCACCTATGCGATCACCCGTGTGAAGGAAATCGGCCGGCGGGTGGCGCTGGAGATCACCGTAGTCGGGCGCGACGACAATGGCGAATAGCCGGTCGGTCAGGGTCGAGGGCCTAAAAGAGATCGACCACGCCTTGGCTGAGATCGGGCGCAGGGCGACAGCGAAGAACGTCGGACGGCGCGCGCTGAAGACGGCGGCCGCGCCCATCGACCGCGACTGGCGCGCCAAAGCTCGCGTCGACACCGGCGCCCTGCGCGAGAGCGGCGGCATCAGCACGAAGCTGACGCGCCGGCAAAAGGCGAAGCACAAGAAGGCGGCGCCCGTCGAAATGCACGTTGGACCGGGTGGCCTTGCTCAAGCCATCACCGAAGAGTTCGGCACCGACGATCAGGCCCCGCATCCGTTCATGCGTCCCGCGTGGGACGCTCATAAGCACGACCTTCCGTCGGTCATCGGCGGTGAGTTGTGGGCCGAGATCGAGAAGGCCGCCCAGCGCGCGGCCCGTAAGACGGCCCGACTGGCGAAAGCGGGGGGATGATGGAAGCCGCCCTGACCGCTTACCTGCTGTCTCAGACGGCGCTCATGACCACGATCAACAACCGCCTGACCTGGGGTCGTCGCGAACAAGGCAAGCCCCTGCCCGCCATCGTCCTGCACCGCGTTGACGGCATCCCCGACTATCACGCCACGGCGGCGTCCGGCCTCGTCGAAAGCCGCATCCAGGCGGATTGCTGGTCGGCTTCGCTAGAAGAAGCACAGGCCGTCGCATCGGCTCTTGAGGCCGTGACCTCGGGCCGGCGCTTCGTTCAAGGCGATGTCCGGTTCGACGCCATCCTGATCGCCGATCAGCGCCAGGACACCTTCGACGAGACGGGCGGCGCGCTCTACCGCGTCTCCCTGGACCTGTCGGTTCACCACGCCCGCGCGGCGTAACCCTTCCCGGCCCCGGCCGGTCACCCGCCATCGCTAAGGAGACCCGCCATGGCTGCTACCAAGGCTGTAAAAGGCTTCGGCCTGCTTGCCGAATACCTCGCCACCGCACCCTCGACCTATGCCCAGATCGGCGAACTGCTATCGGCAACGCCGCCGCAGAAGTCGCGGGAGACCATCGACGCGACGCATATGCAGTCGCCGGGCGGCTATCGCGAGTTCATCTCGTCGCTTCGCACGGGCGGCGAAGCCACGCTGACCTTCAACTTCACGCCTGAAGGCTATCAGGTGCTGGAGGGCATGTTCGACGACGACGATCCGGCGACCTTCCGCATCTCCCTGTCCGATGGCTCGACGATCAAGTTCGACGGCCTAGTCACCGAACAGCCGATCGACGACATCGCTATCGACGACAAGGTCGGCATGTCCGCGACCATTCAGGTCACCGGACCTGTCACCTTCACCGAGCCCGCCTGATGGCCAATCCTGTTCGCGGCGAGGTCGAGTTCGAAGCCGAAGGCCAGACCTACACGATGGTGCTGGACTTCAACGCCCTGTGCGATCTGGAGGGCGACTTCCCCGGCATCATGTCGGGCGGCGTCGAACTGTCCAGCCCGCGCGCGGTGCGCAGCGTGTTCCGCTCGGCTCTGGTCAAGCATCACCCCGGCATCGAAGAGCGCGAGGCCGGCGACCTGATCCAGATCGTCGGCATCGCGGCGGCTGCCGAGCTGGTGGCGAACGCGTTCAAGGCGTCGTTCCCGGCTGAGGCGTCCAAGGGAGGTAAGGCCCGCCCCCCGGCAAAGTAGAGGCGTGGTCGTGGGATCGAAGCCTTGGCCTATGGGTGGAGGCGGGCTTCGATCCTGACGCCTACTGGCGTCAAACGCCGCGCCTCTTCGACATCGCCATCCGCGCCCGCATCCGGGTCAAGGAACAGGATCAGCAGGGCCGCGCCTGGTTGGCCTGGCATATCGCCGCCCTGCCGAAGATGAAACGCTTCCCCAGCCTCAAGGACTTGCTCGGCATCAAGCGGGTCGTTCGCAAGCAGACGCCGGATCAGATCGAGGCCGGCCTTCGCAGGCTTTTCAAGATGTCGAAGGCGGATTGGTCAGCGCTGAAGGATCAGCGCCTGAAGGTGACGCGGTCAGAGTAGTCTGGTCCATCCTGCGACATCCCGTCTTCGCCGCAAAATCCATCCAGCAGCAAATCATCGGCTTCCTGCTCGTCACTGATTAGGCGCGGCCGATCGACTCCTCCGAGCCATGCGAACCGCTTCCAGCCTGTATAGGCGCCAAGCCGATTTTTGGCGTTGACGAAACCACAGATCACGAAGGCGTTCCCGCGGACGTCGCGAAACCGCGCGCTTGGATAATCCATCAGGGTGGCGTTCAGCGTCTGTCGCGCGTCTTCGAAGTTTTTATCGGTGGCCGGACCCGGCCCCTGCACGGCCGCAAGCGCCGCAATCGCAATCATGAACATGGTCGTCTCCTGGTCCGCGAAGCATCGCGAGGCCAGAGACGAATGTCGAGTCGAGGGTCACACCATGGCGACAGCTACCGTCGGCGCCCTACGGGTCGATCTCGGACTTGATGCGGCAGCCTTCAAAGACGGCCTGACTGGCGCGCAAAAGGAGATGAAGAAGGCGAGCGACCGAATGAAAGCGGTCGGGGCCAATATAGGAAAGGCCGTGGTCGGCATCGGCGTCGCCTTCGCCGGCATGGCTACGATCGCGGGCGGCGCCATTGCAGGCGTGGGGTCGGCGCTCAACACGATCACGAAGGATCTGGTCGAACTGTCGGCTGAAGCAAAGACGGCTGGCCTTTCGTTCGAGTCGTTCCAGACGTGGCAGTACGTGGCCAAGCAGGCGAACGTCAGCATCGATGCGCTGACCGACGGCATGAAGGAGATGCAGCTTCGCGCCGACGAGTTTGCGACGACCGGCGCTGGGTCGGCCGCAGAGGCATTCCAGCGCATTGGCCTCAGTGGAGCGCAGCTCAAGGATGCCTTGAAAGATCCGTCGGCGATGTTCGACGACATTCTAGCCCGGATGCAGAAGCTGGACACGGCGGCGCAAATCCGTGTCGCAGACGAGATTTTCGGCGGCACGGGCGGTGAGCAGTTCGTTCGCCTGCTCAGCCTGGGTGGCGATCAAATCGCCAAGATGAAGCAGGAGTTCGTCAACGGCGGCGGACTTATCCCCGAGGCTCAGGTCGAAAAGGCGCGCGCGTTCCAGCAAGCCATCGATCGGCTGAAGGCGTCGTTCAGCGGTATGGCGATCAACGCGCTAATGGACTCCGGCGTGGTTGAGTGGTTCACCACCATGATCCCCCAGGTGATGCAGTTTGCCCAATCCGCGCAGGGTAGCGTGGCGCCGGCGCTGGCCGCCATGCAGAAAGCTGCTGCTGACATCGCGCCATGGCTTCAGAAGATCGGCCAAGCCTTCATTGAGGGTCTGGGGCCGATGATCCCGCCACTGCTGAAGGCAGTGCAGGACGCGTTCACCGCCCTGATGCCCGTGGCGACCGAGGTGTCCAAAGCGCTAATCGGCGGCTTTGGTCCGATCCTGTTGACCGCTTTTCGCGCCGTCGCGGCGACGGTGACGTCCGTCTTCAGCATCGTGGGGCAGGCGCTTCGCGTGATCGGCGCCCTGCTGAAGGGTGACTGGTCGGGCGCGTGGAATGCGGCCGGCTCGCTGGTCATGGAGGTTCTGCGGAGCATCGCGCGGATCGTGGAGTCGTTGTTCCCCGGCATCACAGAGCACGTCCGCAAGATGGTCCAGGGCGTGACCAACTGGCTGAGCGGCAAGCTGTTCGATGTGCTTGAGGGTGTGATCCGCAAGGTGAAGTTCGTCTCCGACGCCTTCTTCAAGCTCTATGACGCTGTCGTCGGTCACTCCTATGTCCCCGACATGGTCATTGAAGTCGGCCAGTGGATGGCGCGGCTTCAGGACGTGATGGTTGAGCCCGCTCAGAAGGCCGCCGCCGCCACTGCCGAGGCGTTCGAACAAGCCCGCAGCAGGGCGCGGGCAGCAATCTCCGGCCTTCTGACGGACGAAGAGCGGGCATTCCTGGCGTTCCAGGAAGAGCAGGACGCCATCCGAAAAGGCATTGAGGCAGGTGCTACTGATCGAAATGTCGGCGCCACCATGCTTGCCCGCAGTCAGGCGGCTTACGACGGGCGGAACCTAACCGTCGGTCCGGGGGTGGACCTCAAACCCCTCAACGACGCCAGCGCCAATGCTCTGAACGAGACGATGCGCGGCATCCAGCAGAAGATTCACGACAGCCGCGAGTCCTTCGCCGATGCCTTCGAATACGGCATCGACAGCGCTCTTCGCGGGGACTGGAAGGGTGTGCTGTCAGCCATCGTTGGCGACAGTTTCCGCGACGGCCTCAAAGACCTCGGACGGATGCTTTTCGACGCCCTCGGCAAGGGCAATCCGGGCGGCGGCGGGATCAACCTGTCGGGCATCGGCAGCGCGATCGCCAGCTTCTTCAGCAAAGGCATTCCCGGATTCTCGTCGGGCGTCAGCAACTTCGGTGGCGGGCTGGCCTACGTGCACGGCGGCGAGGTGCTGGCCAACCTGGCGCCCGGCACCGACGTGATCCCCAAGCGGGAGGTCGGAAAGCTGGGTCGCGGCGGAGGTGGCGGGGTTACCCACGTCGTCGTCAGCACGAACGACGACCGGTTCAACGCCTATGTCGATGACCGCGCCGCCCGTCCGGCTGCCGCCGCCTTCAGCACCGCCCGCAAGACCGTCCCCTCGGACATGGCGCGGTCTGATCGGTATACGCTGGGACGTCGTCGCTGATGGCCGTCCTGGTTCTGCCGGCAAATCCGGCGCCCGCGAACATGGGCATTGCCCTGATCACGGCGAAGAATGTCTTGGCCTCAGCCTTCGGTGACGGAGAGCAAGAGCTTCTGCGCAAGGGCAGCCGCTACGCCCTTACCTTCCAGATGCCGCCGATGCGCTACGTCACGTCGATGGACTGGGACGACCTGATGGCCGAGGGCGACACGGTCGTCATGAAGGTGCATCAGCCCGGCCTGGACACCGGCGCACCGGGCGCGCCCCGTGTGAACACGTCGGGACAATCGGGTCGCATCATCGCCCTGAAGGGCATGGCGCCGGGCTATGTGATCCGCAAAGGCCAGTTCCTATCGATCATCACACAGGGCCGACGGTTCCTGTATCGCGCCGCCAGCGCCGCTCTGGTGCTGGAGAACGGTCAGGCCAACGTCTTCTTGCGCACGATGCTGCGCTTTCCGCCTGCGGATAATGACGTGGTCGAGATCGCCCAGCCGATGATCGAGGGCTTCGTCCGTGACCTGGGCGAATGGTCGGTTGGCGTCGATCGGCTGGTCGGCCTGCAGTTCACGGTGAGGGAGCGCTGATGGACGCGAACCTGATCGCCGCCTATCAGCAGCCCGCCTTCGTCAAGGCGACGCTGGTTCGGTTTGATATGGCTGGCGGCGCCATCTGTTTGACCGATGGCGGGTTCGTCGTCTTTGACGCCGGCGAGGGCGACGGGCCGGAAGCCTATGTCGGACATCACCCGGTCTATGGCTCGCTGGATACCGTCGGGTCGATCAAGGATGGCTCAGAGGCCCAGACGACGCGGATCGACATCGGCATCCTGCCGGTCTCGGACGTCGCCGCCGCCGCCCTCGCCGCCCCCTCGACCCAGGGCACGCGGGTCCAGTGGTGGGAGGGCGCCGTTGATCAAGAGTCTGGCCTGCTGATCGGCGCGCCGGAGCTGAAGTTTGACGGCGAGATCGACAAGCCCCGGTTTCAAGTCGGCGATAGCTGGCTGCTGACGCTGGAGTGCGGCACCCAGGCTGAACGCCAGCTGGAGCCGAACGCGGACTGGCGCCTGAACCACGCGACGCATCAGCGGATCTGGCCCGGCGAAATGGGTCTGGCTTACGTCGATGGCGTCGCCCGCAAGAACGAGTGGCGCAGCCGACCGGAGAACCCCGGCCTGTTCAAGCGCCTGCTCAACACCTTCGTGCCTTTCTCCAAATAGGGCGATCCATGCACCCCATGTTGAAGAGACAGGCTGCGACGCAGGCCTGCATGGACCGCTTTGCCTTCAAGCCGGTCACGCCCGTCGCCCGCCATTGCGGTAAGCCTGCCGCCCTGGTGATGCACAAGATGGGCCGGTCGGCGAAGTTGCTGAACGGGTCGCGGCATAAGACGTGGGCCGGCGCCCTGAAATATATCCGAGGCCTTGGGTTCAAGGACCTGATCGACCTCATGGACGCGACCGGCCTGAAGCGCATTCCGCCGGCCGCCGCCCTGCCCGGCGACATCATCGGTTTGCCGGTCGGTGAAAACGACCCCTTCGGCTGCTCCCTTGCTGTGGCTCTCGACAATGGCCGCGTGCTCGCTGCGAACGCAGCATCCGGCTTGATCGAGCCGATGGTCCCGCACCTGTTCGTCTGCGCCTGGAGGGTCTGAATGTTCGCCCTCCCCGCCGCTGCATCAGCCGTCGCCGCCGCCGCCCCTGCCGCCGCAGCCGGAGCGGCTTCAGCTGGCATTGGCGCGACCCTGACCAGCATCGCGGGCAATGTCCTGATGAACGTCGCCATCTCGGCGGCGATGTCGATCTTCCAGCCGCAGGTCGGGGTGGCGGGTCGGACGTTTGAATGGACGCTGGACCCCGACGGCCCGATCCCGTTCGCCGCCGGCCGCATCGGCGTTCCCGGCTCGGCCGTCTACCGCAAGACCTTCGGCCCCGACCTGATGTATTACGGCATTCCGTCGGTGATCTCTGGCGCCGGGCCGGTCGACGGCTTCGAAGGCTTCATGGCCGACGATGAGACCGTGGCCTTTGACGGGTCCGGCAAGGCCATCAGCAGCCAGTATGCCGGCGAGCTCTGGTACAAGAACAAGCTGGGCACGCAG